CGCAAACAGCTATATCTACTGCATGGCCATAACCATCAGATTTTGCCTGATGATTCGATTTTCTACTATATCCATCAAGCTTTGTAACTATCTTACCAGGCTTAGTTCTTCCCTGTTGGTATAAACTGTTCTGATATTCGGCAGTCCTTAGACCTTGTATGATTTTAAAGTCATATGGGCTATCGCCTATTGCCTTTTTCATGAGTTCAATCAGTTTCGGATGTACCCCTTTCATTTTCTCGATACTTGCGTCTGATAACACGTATTTTTTCTTTGGATTGACACCACCTCCTATATTCTCAGTAGTCAATATGATTTCACCTCCTTCGACTCTGAATCCTGTGACTTTTAACTCTCTTCCTTCATGCAGGAACTCTGTTCCTATGAGATTTCCTATGTTCATTTACATCACTTTCATTCCTATCAGTTCCATATCTTTTAAATATTTATATAGTTTTGACGGGTTAAACTGATATCCAACCCTGTCTTTTAACGATTTTAGCTTATAAGTCAAGGTAAACTGTAAAGCATAATCTATTGCGTTTAAGCAAAATTCACTGCAAAAATATCTATCATCATTTTGGACTTTACTTGCATAAAAAAACTGTCCTAAAATTCCAAGATAGTCGTACCCTTTCCCTTGTGCCGTGTTATAAAACTCTACAATGTCTTCGGCTCTGACACTGCTGTCCATTTCCAAAATTTCAAAGTTTTTCTGATATCTATATTTTCTTGTCCTAACTCCGCCGGGGTTTGAAAGAAAAATTTGATTGTTATAAATGAACTCACAATGACTGTATTTGCCTAGTGTCCACGCAGAAATTAAAAACCCCACTATACCGCGGGGTCTGTGGAACGAAATATACAATTTGTCTTTTTCAAGCATAAATACCTCCTTCTAATCGTGAGATTAATCGCGAGATTTTAACACGATTAATCTACATATTCTTATAAGCCTTTTCGTATCTATCTTTTGCATCATACTCTTTAAGCTCTTTGTCAGTTAAATTTTCCAGATTATGCGATAATAATGTCTCTGTTGTCATAGCTTTAGTAGTGTGCAACTGCATTATATTTGCCATTTTCACCATGTCTTGCAATGTTAAATTAACATATTTCTCACTGTTATCTTTTGTATAAAATTTCCAGTTCTCAAATTCTGTTTTTTTCATCGCCTGACACATGACGACTATTCTTGTCAGATTTGACTGGTCTATACTACGGTTGTTCTGCAGATATTTAATACCTTTCACTTCAAATTCAAACGGAGCTACATCATATTCCAGTCTTAGCTCATATAGTTCTTTTTTAATCTGTTCTATTTTCTTTTTCCTATCCAGTTTAACTGTGTTATTTTCGATAAACTCACACTCAGATAGTTCAACTGTTTTGATTTTATTATTCTCTACAAGCTCATTATCTGCTAAACTGTATTTCCCTGCAGTATATAACTCATCTTTTGTCATTTCTCTCAATTCATTTCCTGATAAAATAGGATTTATAAATTTAATCTCTGAAATTATATGTGTATTCGGATCGTAATCAGGAAAATATTCTTTTATTCTATTTTTGAAATCCTGTATTGATAAAACAGGTCTTTCAATTACATTTTCAAGATTGCTTTTATCATAAACAAAAATTACCTCATTCATTTGTTGCCTCCTTATTCATATTTCTAATTAGTAGCGTAAGTGGCTGTTCCTTTTAATTGTTTAAAGTTCTTTCCGACTGTCCCGAATAAATTTATTGTAGTTGCTCTCAATACCATACGAGTTTCCCCGTTCAAATTATTCCTGCTGTCAGTCGATAACGGAAATTCTGTATTCGTATATTCGCTTTTAGGTTCAAAACCACTCGGATAAGTGGCAAGTGCTGCATCGTCTGCAAACGAGAGATTATATCCGTTATTATCATGGATAAACATAAAGCAACTTACTATTTTTCCTGTTTTAATAAATTTTAAATACCCATTATTGACATTCACTGTTTGTTGTTTAACTTCAGACAAATTTTCTAATTTGTCCAAAATTTTCGCATTACTGAACGCTCTAAAATTGTTATTATCAATATAAGTCTGAGAATTTGTATTTTTGCATAAATACATCGATTTAGTCGCAGCATCATAATAGGCATACCCCTGTAGTTTTTGCCCTGCTTTTGATACAGGACCCCCATATCCATTTTCAGCAATACCTAAAATCATTGCCATATATTTTCCCTCAAGCTCTGATATTTTTACATAATCTTTTAGAGTGTCCAAAGTAGCGAGTGTACTTGGATTCATTATTATTGTTGCTCCACTTGAGTTGTTTATTTCAGTTATTAGATCAATCTCAACTGTTGCAAGATTTATACCGTTTGACGCGGGCATTGTGTCAGGATCTTTCGCCCTTGTTACGCTATACAATATCTCATTTCCTGTTTGTAATTTTGCATACAGAGCTATCGTTTGTATCTTATAATCATCATTTACTCCCTGATTTGTAAATACTGCATTTAATTTAACTTTCGTACCTTCCTGTGTCACTCTGCCCATATTAACTGTCTGTTTTACCTCGTCGATATTTACCATTTTCGATACATCCGTCGTATCCGCATATGCTTTTGACGATGTACTTACTTTAGTAAATACGATTTGATTATTTGTTGCTAAAGCACTTGCTATTAAGGCTCTCCCCGTATCTGTTATCGTCGTATCTTTAAATACCGCCATTTTTAACCTCCTATCGTATATTTTTTATTAAATATAATCGCATGATTAGCAAAAGTTTTGAAAATCATACTCGGCAATTTTGCTATTATCTCGTACTTCATATAATTAGCCACTCTGCCTGTAATGTACATATCATGTTTTGATTTCGGAGTCAGTACATTTATACTATTTACTCCAAGATTAGCGGGCAACATCGTTCTTAGCATACTGTTCAATTCATCATATTTCTTAGCATCGTCGAATTTAGTTGTTATGCTTAGTTGATAAATTGTATGTTTTAAATTCAATTCATATTTTGACGGATCCCCACATAACTGGTTCATTTTATTTACTAAAACTCTCCATGTATACGGGATTTGGTCATTCCAAGCTGTCAAAACTCGGAAAATGCGAATTTCAAGAGTATCATTTTCATATCTGTGCAGCCCTAACATTTCCTCAAATTTACTTATCCCGTCTTCGTCGCAGTGCAAAATAAATTGATTTCCGAATACTTTTTTTATTTTTTCCCAAAGTAATTTTAATTCAGGCTCTTCTGCTTCCATTATTTTTCTGATTTCCCTATATTCCTGCATAAAAACAGGGAGATAAGCAAGCAGATTTACGTCTTTATTTTCAAAAAAAATCATACCGTTATACCTCCAAAAGTCGGAATTTGATATTCGGATAAATTAAGATTATTTGTACTTCCGTTTATTGTTGTGTTCTGTATATCCAAAATACCTTTTATATTAAGTATTTTTGACTCAATCCTTGCAATTCTGACAATAAGATTATTACTTACAAGTTCATTTTTCAAAGCCCAAGTTTTTCTTAATTCAAGTAAATATTCTTTTACTACTTCTTCAACTTTCAGCTTAACTAAACTCCAATTAAAGTTCGGCTCGAACGTTAGGCCTGTATGTATATTGATTGCAACATTCTGAGTACCTTGCACCGTCACTATATGCCCTATCGGGGCTACTCCTAACCCTCTTGCATCTTTTGACGGGTCTATTATGTCCTGGACTTTTTTAATTAAAGATGTGCTTGCCTGATTAAAATCACTGTCTAAAATAGTTAACAGCACAGTTCCTCCACCTTTCCAAATTGGTGTGACTTTAACAGCTCCTACGCCTTCAATCTCGTGTACTTTTAGCTTATAGTCGGATATATTTCCTCCGTAGGCTTTCATGTTAAAGCTATCAAAATACCTTTGGCGTAGTTTTTCCGTTTCTTCTTCATCTTGTCCCGGTATTAACAGTTCTTTTATTTCTGCTTTTCCTAATCCGCTTATGTACTCAATCGGAATAAGCATTCCAGTTTTTCCGTTTCCTACTTTTCCTGGAGTTTCACATTGCAGTTCGTATTCATACAGATTTGTTACTGTATTATGCTGCAGAAACTTAACTGCAATATAGTTAAGTTCGTCAAGATTAAATCTGCTACCAAGTGCTATCTCAATATCAAATATCCCCTTCAGTATTGCTTTGCTTGCAGGATAAGGTGTTATTCCTCTTTCTGCTGCCCTACGAATTAAATAAAGTCTACTTGCAGTATCCCCGAACGTTTCCTGCATTATCATATCTAATGCAAAATACATATCCTCCAATTCTTTTGCTGCTGGAGCTAACGCATCCCATATAACCGAGCCTTCTCTTCTGTCCAAATTATTTGGAACTCTTGACAACATCCGTTCCATAATCTGTTCATATCTCATTATTTCAAGCATTATCCGATTTGCACCTCCCTACCTACTTCAGCATTTCCGAATATCGTATAAGCTGTAAATTTCGTGTAAACAACTCCTTTTTTCGGAGTTTCAAAAATAAAATCCGTTACGTCTAATATCCGAGTATCCTGCAATAATGCTTCTTTTATTCGTCTTTCAATTTCAGGAATACAATAACTTACGGGCATTCCGAATAAATCCTCCAGCTCTATTCCGTAATCCCAACTATAAATTAAATATTTATATCTTTCTGTTCTTATAATCTTGTATATCGCCTGTTTCATTGCTTCCAGTTCATCTATATAGCCTGTTATATTGTCGCCCGACAAATCCATAGCATATGTTTTGGTCGGTCTTTCAATAATTTTAATATCAGGAGTTAGCCCGTCATTTTGAGGTATCACTATAACCACTCTCCTTCCGTTTGCGGAGGCGTATATCTGTCAAGTACGATATAGGTTTGTCCGCCTTGTACTTTCAATAACACTACATCCTCTCCGACTTTCAAGCCTTGATGTATCACGATTTTCTTACGCCCTTTATAATCATGTTTATGACTTTTATAGTCAGGCATCTGTCCTTTTATCTCTTCCGCTTCTTCTGTTTGATGCGATACGGATATATCTACCTCATAATCTTTTACAAGGTGAGTTAATATAAGTTCGTCTTCCTCGAGTAATGTTTGTTGATCTATCCGTATCGTCAGAGGACCTACACTCTCGACTGTACCTTTTCTATGTTCAAACGGATCACCTGCCTCATTCGTTTCCTTCGACAGTTTTTTCAACAGTTCCACTAGTTCTGCCATTATCTGCCTCCTTTTTACCCATTTGCCCGATAAAGTCAATATCCATTGTGTGCCGCTGGAACTCAAACTTATGCTTGACTTTATCGACAATCATATGGTTTTGTACGATTATATCACCGACATCAAGATTAATAACCATACTTGAGCCCCCTCTGACTCTTATATCCCCGAAAATGCCTTGCATCGAGAAAGTCCGCCTTTTATGATTATATAGTTTGAGTAGTGTTTCAACTCTTTCCTTTGCTTTAGCATCAGTTACCTTTTCGTCGATATTATCAAAGTACTGCAAAACTCCCCAAGATTTAATGTTAAACGGGTCCTTTACCATAAAAATTTCTCTGACTTTTTTATCTTTATTAATTCGACTAAGTTTTATTTGATTGTATGTGTCGTTATCAATAGAGGAGGAATATTTAAAGTCTGTTGCAGACTTGTCATCGAGAATTAAATCAAATATTCTCATTTTCTCATCCTCTTTTAAAGTCAGTTTTCCGTAATCGTCATAAAGTATGTATTCTTTTTTCGTGTAGTACAGAGTTTCAGATAAAGCATATAAAATCATATCAAACAGGGCCTTATTGTCTTCCCGTCTTTTTACGATTTTATGTTTTGTGTCCTCAACTTCCCCTAATTGCAAATTAAAATCTTTTGCAAGCAACTGCAATATTTCTGACGCAGTCTTATCTTTAAATACATAAGTATTTTTGTTCTTTAAGTACCGTAACTGATCGTATGCCGTTACTTTTATTTTTCCTGATTTACTACGACTCCGCTTAAATATATAACCTAAAAAAAACGGAGTACCTTTATATTTCACAGATACTCTGTTTCCCTCAGTAAATTCTATTTTTTCTTTTAATACTTCAAATTCAAGTACTCCCGCACTTCCTTTTCTGTAAGTTTCCCAACTTAGCGACGTAACAAGCGGGATAATCGGCGATCCATTTTCAAGAGTTACAATTAACTCTATATCTTTTTCAAGATTAAATTCTCCCGATATTTGCGACATTATGTTATTTAACAAATCCATTACTTCAACCTCAGTTTTTGTCCCGGAATAAAATCCGTCAATTTATTAAGTGCGTTTAATTCCATAAGTTTCCCCATCTTCTCAATACCGCCTAATTGCCCGCGGGCGACATTCCAAAGCGTCTCTCCTGCAGCAGTATTATAAATCCTATCAATTACTTTCGTAATCGGACGAGGCATTGTAATAAATCCGCTTACCTTGTCTTCAAGCAATGTTAGAACTGTCGCTCTCGGATCAATATACTCTTTAAGCTTAATATCAACTGTAACATCCATAAATTCTGTTACGTCATCACTTACTGTATACTCCTCAAGCGATACTTTAATATTAGTATTAAAGTATTTTTTTCCAGTCGGGTATTGCCGAGAGACGATAAACTGAAAAGGTTTCCTGTTATCTTTCAATCTTTTCAGTTTATCCAGATAATAACTCGGTTTATTAAAGCCTTGTAAGTTATTAAGAAACGGATATTTATACGCAGGAAGTACTATTTTAAAAGTAATATCCCTTAATCCGTCAGTTTTAAGTATGTTCATTTCTGCAGAGTTTATAAGGGATATTACTTCATTTTTATTTTTCATTGAGATTGTTATTTTTTCAGGTGTGATTGGTAATAACAATCTATCTAAATATATATCATAAGCCATTATTTACTATACACCCCCGATGCTGTTCTGTGCATTGCATTTTCCAGTTTTTCAGTTAATTTTCTTATCATATCGTCTATATCAGTACCGCTTGAAATGTTATTCTCATTATTCATTTCAACTTTTATTTCGGCTGTTGTAAACTGATTAATATGTTCCTGTTCTGCAAGTTCTCTTAGATACTTCATTTCTTCTTCCGTATCATCGAGAGAGTCAGCCATTTTACCAGTATTGTCCGCCGTTTTTCCTGTATTTTTTCCTACTCCGTCGGGGTCTTTTCCTCCCGAAGGGTCATAATCTTTTCCGCCCCCAAGATTATTCGGGTCTATTTTAAACATGTCTCCTAAATTACCCAATCCATTAGCCCAGGTATTACCAACAACTCTTCCTTTGTTAAATGCTCCGCCTGCACTTTTTCTATCCCAATCCATGCCAAAATCTTTAGCAGTTTTTAGTTCCATTACTTGTTTATATTTTCCATTCCCGTATTTATTAGTAAGCGATGTAGCAACTTTATTAACGTTGCCTTTCCAACCCTCTATTGTACCCGCAAAATCCGTTCCTATAACCTTATCGACAGCACCCGCAAATCCTTTTAATATCTCTAACGCACGTATCGCCATATCTTTAACATAATTAATAAAAGCAGCCGCGGGGTCTCTCATAACGTTACCTATAAAATTGGCAGTTGCAGCGAATCCATTCCAAATTGCAACAAGTGTTGTTCCTACATGTAAAACTATAGCCGATAATATATTGTAAAACACGGCTCCTACCCAGTACAATGCTCCTACAATTACTCCTGCCCAAGTTTGAGTTCCTGTAGCCCATTTAGCAATAGCTATTGCCGCAGCTATAACTACTACGATTATCCCAATTATTATGGCTGCTATCCAAGTTCCAGGAAAAGCCCATACTGCCGCATTCAATGTTGTTTGTGCTGCAGCAAGTCCTTCAGTCGCCACTATAGCTGCATACTCTGCTATGATTTGAGCAGCAAGTGCTATTCCTTTTGCTATAATCGCAAGTACTCCCGTGCCCGTAGTTAACGCAGCTATCCCTTGTGCTGCTGCGTAATATAAAAGTGCTGCAGCCACTCCGTATATGACAGGCTCGATAAATCCCCAGTTGTCATACATAAAAGCTGCCACTTTGGCTAATCCTGAAAAAATAGCAGTTGTTATAGATCCGACTACTCCTAAAGCTTTCACGATTCCGTTTACAAACCCTTGCATTCTTTCACTGTTGGTCAACTTATTTATGTAAATAAGCAACGGATTTAATGCCCGTATTGCTGTATTTGATGCTTTAGTCCACACATCAGACCAAGTCATTGGCATATTTTTAAAACTATTATTTATTTCTCCTTCCATTCCAAATAGGGCATTTTTGATCACGTCTGCTGTAATTTTTCCTTCGGCACCGAGTTTTTTAAGCTCAGCCATGCTTACATTCATAGCTTTTGCAATCGCTTGTGCTAACATCGGAGCATTCTCACGAATACTTCTAAATTCATCACCTTGCAGACGTCCTGATGCCATAGCTTGATTTAACTGATACATAGCCGCAGCTGTTTCCTGTGCAGATGCTCCGCTTATTTTAAATGATTTAGCCATCAAGTTATTAAATTTAATAATTTCCCCGTTATTAGCAAATTTATCCCCTGCAAGCTGTCCTAATTTCGCCACACTGTTAGCAAAGTCGCTAAGAGGAACTCTTGCATCTTGTGCCGATTGATATATCGCATTTTTCAGATTTTCTTTTTGTGCTTTAGTGTCCACAATTAAATTAAGCCTTGCATCAATTGTTGTTACCTCATCTGACAAATTAATCAGTTTTTTTCCCGCATTCATTAACGCATATAAACCTAATGCAGTTTTTAATTTTCCCATAAGTCCGTTCATCACATTTTTCCCTTGCGATATACTTGTGTTCCATTGCTGTTGTTTAGCGTCATTTTCTTCTGTCCTCTGACCCGCTCTTATCAATTCTTCTTGTAACAATCTCGCTTCAACGGTTGCTCTTGCAATGTTAGACTTTAATTGAGCCATTCCTTCGGGGTCTACACTTTTATTGTCGGCTGCTTCCAACTCCGCAACTAAACTACTCATAGCACTTGCCATGGCTATTACAGGACCCGTAAGCCTATCCATCATTTGTATAGTAGAGCTTATTGTCGCCAATTTTACAACACCTCCTTACCTTTTCGATTTTCTTTTCGCTTCTTTTTCAGCCTGCTTATCTTCTTTTATCTTTGTTCTTATACTTGCGATAATAAAAGCCTTTTCTTCAAGTTTCATTTTCGCAAAATCTTGAGGTAATATTTTAAGTTTATGGAGGGCGTAATGGGCATATACGCCCATTGGCTCCTCCTCAATTAGTTTTTTGCTTCTTCAATTTTTTCTTCGAGCACATCTTTATCAAATCCGCAAATCTCCTGTATTGCTTCCGCTAAAGCATTAAATTCTCCAGGCAAAAGCATTGCAGAAATAAGAGCCTCTTCTCCCATAACTCCGTAACTGTTTTGCAATTCTTCATTTTTTAAATTAGGAAATACAACACAAGCGGTTATCAGTTTTTTAAGATATACCGAATAATTGAATTTTGGCACGTATACTCTTTTCTTCACTTTTTCCTGTGTCGTGCTTTCCTCTCTCAGCTTGTCATCTTCATCGTTGCTTATTGCTTTTATTTCCCACATCAAAGGTTTTCCGTCTTCTCCGACAAACCTATCCGACACAGCTATTTTTTCATTTTCTTTAGCTTTTGCATTTTCTTTAAAAAATCCTTTTAAAGCATCCATTTATCTATCCTCCTGTTATTCTTATTGTCTCATTCCCGGTAATTCCGTAAATGGCGTTGTCAATTTCCATCCTTCAAATGTAAAATCTATTTCGTCCGTTAAGAAATCAGATTCTGCATCAAGTGCTGCTAAGGTTGTACTATCGAAATTGCATCCCGTTAATAATGCAATTTGCTTTCCGACTTTTGTTGTTGGATCCTCATTTTCTATTAGCATATCAAAGTATATATCTTCTCCTGTTTCAGCATATCTTGCTGCCAATTCTCTAAAAAGTGAAGTCCCGTAATGGAATTTAGCAGACCCCGTACCTTTCCAGCCTGTTGCCTTGTTCCCTTTTCCAGTTTGCCCCATTATTGGTACTTCGACTTTTGTTTTTTCCATTTTTGCATTTACCGATATTAGCTGCATGAGCAAATATCTATTTCCGCTTATTGTTACAAAACATTTTCCTAAACTTCCTGTAACAGCATCAGCAGCATTCATTGTATTTGTAGGCATTGTTTTCCTCCTTATTTTCAAAAATAAAAAGAGAGCCTGTTTTTTAGACTCTCTAAGCGACAATTACTGTCATATAAAGCTGCTCCATCGCATTTACCGGAGTAACTTTATCCGTTACAACAACCGATTTTTTCTTTTTCCCTTTTTCAACTTTCACATCTTTATCGCTAAAGTTTTCGATTGCTCTTATTCGTTCCAACTCTTCATGGTGTGCAACAATATCGCCCCACAAAGCTGCTCTTCCTGAGTCGTCATTGGCTACTTTTCCGAAATAAGATTTATTAAACAGTTTTGCGATATCAATAGCGATCTGATCAAGTACCCTTACGGTCTGGTTACTTGTAAAGTCATCATTCTTTTCGGGTTCAATTGATGTAAATGTGTTTATGTCTGTTAAAACTCTCACTTGATTTTCGGCTTTATGAAGCAAAAGCTTTCCTGCTTTTATTCCATTCGCAAGAGCAGTTTGATTTTCCTTAAATTCAAAATTGAAATCACCGTCATAAATCTTATTAGATATAGACTTATTTACTTCGCACCCTGCCTCTGCACCTGTTATCCAGTAAACAGCAGAGGATTCCTTATCGTCTCCGAGAGTCTTATTTTCAACGGATATAATTCCTTCATGATCTGCGTATTGCCCCCTGTAAACGACAGTCTGAAATTTAGCACCGACTTCATCTCTCATTCTTTTTGTGAACTGAATGTATAATTTTTTAATTGTCTCATCAGTTGCCAAACACCCGAGTGTATTGAAATAATAAGTTTCAATCTTGCTTAAAAACTTTTGATGATCCGATCCTGTTATAGCCGTTCCGTTTGTTCCGCCTGATAATGCTTTTGTTGCGGTTGCTGTTAAAGTGGCATCTGTTTTAAAATCAACAAAATCATTATTTTTTAAATCTGATGCAGATCCTACTGTTTGGGTATCAATTTTTTTATTATCTAAAAATGTTATAACATCAAATTTGCTTGGCTCATCAACATTCACAGCAACTGCTATTTTGATATCATTTCCTCTTGTTCCTTTATATTTTGCAGTAGCTATATCGCTATTTGCCTTTTCCCCATCATTAAGTTTATATGCGTACAACGTTTTAGCATTATTAAACAAATCCCTCAGACCTTTCATTTTTTCATGTGAGTAATCGTATCCGAAGATTTTTAAACTGTCTTTTTGAAAATCTGAGTTTTCAACAGTAAATACTTCACCGTCAGGACCCCAGTCAAGCTCAAGCCCCATAGCACAGTAGCCCCTGTCAGCTAAAGCTACAATTGCCCTTACCAAACTCACAAAATTAATGTACGTACCCGGCAATGACTTATTTTGAAATAACCAAGTACCTCCTCCGTATGCCATTATTCAACCTCCTTATTTTTAAATTCTTTTATTATTTTTTCAACTTCATCATAACTGTATGATTTACTGTCATCTAAAAGTATCGCTATTAAATCTCTCTGCATTTCATACTTTTTAGACAAATACAGTTGTTCTTTTGTAAATTTAATGTCTTCAGTGTTATCTGATTTTTTAGCCATTAGTTTTTAACACCTCCCGAATGTTTTAAATCTTCCATTTTTTCTAATTCCTCTATTCCTCTATAAATAAAGTAACTGTACTGGACAAAATAGTGTAAATTACCTTCCGATAATTCGGTGTTCCTATTTGCACCCCTTACCACATCTTTATTTTCAAGTGTTAGTAAATGCGTTACTTCATTTAATTTTTCCGCTATCTCATGTGCAAGTCTTACATTTTTACCGTTCTCTTCATCGATAAAATCTATTCCGAAAACAGATGTAACTTGAAATCTATTTCCTATTATTTGCTTTTCCGTAGTAGATACCAACTTAATGAAAAAACAAGGAGCTTTGAAATTTTGCGGCACCTCATTTATGTAAATTTTAAAATTGTATATATTTTTAAGCGATTCCGCTATTGCGTTAATAATACTGTTTATCAATTCCCGAGCACCTCCTTAAGCCATTTTTCCATACGTTTCTCTATGATTTTCGGTAACTCTCTTTCAAGTTCAATCTCTGACTTAGTTAAAAATAATTGTCCATCTACCCACGATTTTTTAAGTCGCTTTCCGATAGCCGGAACATATCTTCCAGGGGTTTGTCGATGCCCGAACTCAACATAGGACGCATATTCCATAGAGTTTGTAATCGTTACTTCATAACCGTTACCTTTCTTTTCCGCTTTAGCCCCGATATTAGCGTTCCATGCTTGTCGTAAAGTTCCGTGATCTACAGGTGTTCTTTTGATGACTTTTCGGAGTAATCTCGCAGCCACCTCATTTGTTATCTGTTCAATTAAAAGTTGAGTTTGCAAATCTTTTAAATTCTCTGCAAATTCTTTTATTTCCCTTAAATCAACTTTCACATTGCTTCTCGGCATTACGATCGCTCCTTATATTCATCGAGTATAATTTCCTGGTGATGTGTATAAACCGCAGGTTCACCTGAGTTTTTATATTTTTTCGTAATACCGTTTTGAGTTACTTCTACAACAGAGCCCGGAGGAACATACAATTCAGGAGCAATAAATAACTTCACAACTTGTTTAGTTTCAGCAAAGCTTTCAGTTTGACTTGCTTGACTGATATATTTAAAGCTTAGTCTGCATTTAATATTCTCATACAGTTTTACAAGTTTCTCATTTTCAGTTATTCCGTATTTATCTGTCGTTTCTTCATATCTAAAGATATTACAAATACCACCCCACAAACTTTGTATTGCGTCTCTTACTTCATCTACCATACAAGCCTCCTGTATTTTAACAATTCGTCTTCTCCGTAAGTTATTAATTCTGCCAAAAATACTTCAAATTTATCACCTGTCGTCTTCGTATTATCAAAAACGACCTTAGTATCACCTTCGCCTATTTCTTTTGCTATACGTCCGAAATTCAAGCCGTCAATGTTCAATTTTCCAAGTGCCTTTTTGAAATTCAAAAACTCTCCTACACTTCGGTTTACCCAAGCATATTTTAATCCTGCAGGAACTTTATTTTGATTAGTTTTATTAAGAATATAAAACTTAACTTTGTCTATTGACTGTTCCAATAAAAATAAGTCGGCATCTACTATTTCATAGCCTACCGACTTAATCATTTTCTTTACATCTTCATTGACGTTTTCTATGTAATTCATACTAATTACCCCTTAGTAATTATTCTCGCAATCGCAATAGCTTTATGATCAATATACTCTTTAGTTCCTGTCGAGCCATCGTTTACTAATTCCCAATTAGCCCCATTTTCTAATTCGGCATTAGTCGGGGACAATGTAGCAACAGAAGCCTTAGTAAAGGAAATGCCATATGGGGCATAACAAACTCTTTCTCTACTGTATAAAGTATCCTGTCCTCCATTAGTTTTAGGGTCTCTAAACATTTCATACGGCACTTTCGCTCCTGGATTAGTAAACTCAAAAGCCCCTTCTCCAAGTACATAAGTTGTATATTTAGTGTACGCTTCAACAGATCCTGATTTAGGTACTTCTTCAGTAGGCATACTATCGTCGATCAATACCAATCTTCCGTTCAAAGTCGCAAGTGTTAAATCCCTTTGCACTCCGTCTTTATCTGTGTATTTCAAGTACTCAAGTATCTGTAAATTTTCTAAGTTAGTCGCAATTTGTGAGTGCATTATTGCCAATGAAAATTTACTTTTATTTTGTCCTACGGCTTGTTGTAATGCGTTATTTAACGTAACAGGATTAAATACTTGTTTTGCTTTATCCTTGTCTTCCGTCACGTCATAAGTGTGGGATTTAACAAATTTCTCATTTTCTGTTCCTGTCATTGCGAATATCCCTTTTAGAATAGACAATAAAATATCCTGATTTATGTCATCCCAATAAGTAGCTACTTGTTGCCCTACTACATCCATAAATTCAACTCCTCCTGTTATGTCATGTGAGAAGTCCCTTTCTATCCAACCTTTAGCTCTCCCTACAACTATTCTTGAGTGGGAAAATGTTTTCATCGCATCTGCTGTTATATCTGTGTTCCCGTCATAATTCACAGGAGCTCCGCCTATTCTTCCGAACAACGGTACCGTTACGTAATACGACCCTGTTTGCTCTCTCATCATATCTACGTATTGCGGTGCACTCACAACCGCTCTTGATTTTAAAAGCTCGTTCCTTTTCGTTCTCGGTATAGTTTCCATGTACTTCCCGAAAACTTCGGGATTAAAAGTTTTTGCATTAAATTGTGTTACTGGCATAATTTATTACCTCCTATAATTTTTATTGATTTAGTTCTGCCATCATTTGTGAATACAATTTCGGTCCTGCATTCACATCTTTATTTTCCGTATTCCCTGTTCCAGGATTTAATCCTGAAAAATTAGGCTGCTTCGGTGCTTCCTGCATCTCGAATAAAAATTTTGAGTCATCAGCTTCCTGTAATGCTTTTAGCTGTTCATCCAGTCCCGATAATGTTTCGTTTTCAAATTTCACTTTTTCTAAATCCAATAAAGCTTTTACAGCTTTTGAATTTTTGGCTTTCGCAGCATTTAAAGCGTTATCAATTAAATTATCTTTTTTGACTTGCAATAAATCAGACTCATATTTTTCCTTTGCAGATTTATTTTCGTCTTCCAATCTTTTGATAGTGCTTTGCAATTCCTCATTATCCTTGTTGTTTTTTTTCAACTCTTTTAACTGATTATCTCTTTCAGTCAGCTGTGTTTCTAAATTCTTTTTAGCATTATTAACTTCATCAAAACGAGACTTCGGTATAAATCCTTTCAGTTGTTCCGTATTTGCTGACAATACCTTTTCTGCCTGTTCTTCTGTTAGTCCTAATGCAATTAATTGTTCTTTATTCATTCCTATATCCTCCATTTTTTACGATGTATGTCATCGAGATTTTTATATTTGTTCTTTTTCGCCTGCAAATAATTAAAAAGGCGATTGATTAATGGAACCATTCAAATTGTTTTTTAAGCTCCATGTTTAACATCTGGGTTAAAAAATCAACATCTTGCTCAAATAAATCAGGATGTGCTTTAATTATGTAATCCACTAAATCCCCCGACATTTTTTTTAATCTTTTTCTTCTATAATCAGGAATTTCAAGCATTTTAACATCTAATTCTTTTAGATTTTTAATTTCGGTGTAAGTTTTTTCAAAAATATCAGGCTTGCACGGATAAAATTCTTCGTTTACACCTTTAATTATCCAATCTCCTAACTCTATATACATATTTCCTTCAAGAGTTACGATATAATATCTGTTTTTATCTGCGTCAAACCGAATTTTGTTTTTATTGACAAAATTCAGTATTTCACTTATGTTACTACCGCTTTCATTTAGTTGAATAGCTTCAATTACGACTGGCTTCTTACGATATTTGTTAGTCATTTTTATTTCACCTCCTCAAATGCTAATATCAAAGCTGTATTTATATACCATTCTTTACCGTTACTTACTAACTTTACATTTCGTCCTTTATCCGCCAATTTAATAAATCGCTTCAAAGTTCCGTTATATTCAACACCCATATAATTTCCGTCACTATGATAAATGTTAAGCTTTATCATTTTTCCTCCTAAACTAAAAAAGAGCAGCGGTTAAACTGCTCCTGAATTATTACTGTTTTTTATCACTCTTGTACAAGTTCTCTAAATCTGAAATTTTAAACGTTAAATCCTTCTCTTCTTCAAGAACTATCATCATAAATTCAAAAAAATCCCTGTGTAACTTTATTTCAGCTTCTTTAAAAGGACTGTCCAAGCCTTCCCAGGATATCTCATTTTTCTTTTTCTGGATCTCTTTTTCTTTGTTTTTCATTTCTTTGAAAGCTTTATAAAGCCTGTGGTTTTTTGACAACATGTCTTTTTCTCCTATATTTCAGTTTCTTTTCCTTAGCTTTTTGCACCTGAAAAACTTCTGCAACATTTTCAAAATTTACATTCTCAAGTTTTCGCGGATCCATATTTAAGTCGATATCTTTCATTTCAAACAAATTTCTAGATAATTCATGTATGTATTTTTCATCTATCGCCGCCATATATCTTAATTCGTAATTAGTGAAAAATGTAAAATCATCATTACTGAACCCCCATTCATGTAATCCTTCCGGATGGTTATGCGTAACGTATGAATTTTCATAAGGTATACTCATTTTATGTAGAGATATCGAACTTGCATCACCTTTTGCCACATAAATCTCTCCACTTTCGGTTATTACCATCGCACTTTCATAAGTATTTTTTACTATTTTCTGCTCATATTTTCTTAACAGGTCTACAGGATTATTATACCCTGTATTTTTTATATTGCCAAGTTTCCTATAACGTACGTCTTTCTCCAGGACAACCGTTTTATTTCCTGAACTCAATCCTTTAAAACTATCTTCTACTTCTATTTTACTAAACATTTCATCA